AACATTTGAATTGTTTGACCACGGGATAACTGTATTAGCGTTGTTCGTCCAAGTAACAAAATTGGTCAACGCATACTGAGGACTAGATCCCAGTTCACTATCTACCGTCACATAGATGGTTGCACCAGTATTGAAGGTTGACTCCACTCCAAACTTCAACGCCTGCTTGGTGCGGATAGGATCACCCATAGGCATGAGCGCAGTCTGCATCATACTAGCAATGTTAGACGTGCTGTTAGCGTAGAGCTTGTAGAGAGATCGGTCGCTTACACCGTAAGAATTTATCATCCCTGACAAAGGGACGGAAGTGATGTAATTTAACGTGCCTTGGGAGGTGATGAACCATTTCTTCTCGAAGAACACCGCCTGGACCTGCCTCGCTCCATTTACCGGGTCGTTGTAAGTGAAGTTGAATGCCGCGCATAGGATGTTGTTGAGCAGAACCTGCCCACCAGTGACTGGTTTTGAGAAGTCAATGTACGGAAATATGCCGTCAAGAGGGTCTGATAACTTGCTGGTGGTAGAACCGACTAGAGAATAGATCCCATAGTCGTTCATGAACAACACAGAGCGGAAGAACGGGAAAATAGCGTAGATACGCTTGGTTCCTACGCTGGCAGAGACGTTGGTGTTGGTGAAAAGCGTCTGACCGTTGGTGTCAACCCTAACGTCAGAGAAGACGTTGATGCTGTCATCACCAAAAATGTACAAAAAATTGTTGGCAGACAGCAATGCCCGGATGTTTCCGTGCAGTGTGGAGTCTTTGAGAGTAAAAGACCCCGCAGAAATGCTTGTAAAGTCGCTGTAGGAGTCTACTGCCGAGTAGTAGACGGTTCTACCTGCCGCAACCCATACACGGCCTGAGAACGTCGCTACAGACACGATCTGATCTGTGTTGACTACCGCTGTAGCAGTAGCATTAGCCGTCGCTCCACCACCGGAGATGGTCACATTGGCTGTGGTGTAGCCAGCTCCTGGGTTTGTCATCACAATTGATGACACAGTGTTCCCCAGCACGATCGCTGTAGCGGTAGCAGGGGTTGTATTGGCGCCGCTGATCGCCACAGTTGGGGCTGACGTATAGCCAGACCCACCATTGTTGAGCAGAATGCTGACTGTGCCGGTTTTGAACGTCACAATCTGGGCGAGAGCATTAGCACCAGACCCTCCACCGCCGGTAAAAGTAACGGTAGGAGGGCTTGTATACCCACTTCCAGCGTTTGTCAGGCTTATGCTTTTGACGCCACCAGTAGAAATAACGGCTGTTGCAGCAGCAGCACCGCTGGAAAAGGTAACAGCAGGAACTGTGGTGTAGCCAGAGCCGTTCTCAACCATTGATACCGCGACTACAGCGCCACCACTGATGCTACACACGGCTGTTGCTTGTGTACCGCCAGGGATGTTGGGAGCGCCTATGGTTACATTTGGGACCGCAGTGTAGCCAGATCCACCGGAAGTAACGTAAATAGATCGTATGCCACCAGATCCGGTAACAATGGTGGCTGTAGCAGTTGCTTGTACGCCATTGGCATCGTTAGGACTGGATATGGCAACGGTAGGGGCAGACGTGTACCCGCTACCAGGGTTGCTGATAGCTATTAATCCAACAGACCCTATAGAAACTACTGAATTGGCATCCCAACTAGACAAACCTTTGTCTGGATCACCAATAATTAGACGTTCGTTCTTCCACTGGGCTGAATCTACGTTTGCACTACTAAGGTTTCCAGCGCCTGTGACAGAAACCATCACATTGCTTATCAGGTTGTACGCCTGTGCGCTTCCGTTTGCTTGAAATCCAACAATGTAGTCGATGTTGTTGATGCTTGTGGACGTTAGATAACTAACGGTGTTGGCAAAAACGACGGCCTGACTAGTGCTATTTGATACTGCTGACTGGGCTGGGACGATTTTGATATTGGCATCGCCAATAGGCATCGCGTTCTCTATCCAAGAGAACTCATCGTCGCTGATCGCAGTCCGGTTAGCTTTGGTGTTCAGCCCACGGAACTTCTTGAGAACAGCATATGATTTTTTCTGTTCTTGGGAAGCCATGCTAGTAAGGGCTGCTGTATGGGTCTGGAATCCTGCGAGTGAACACAGAGTTCAATACGCTCTGAACTTGTCGGTTGTACTGTTGGAGAAATATCTCAGATTCCCCGTAACTCTGTTCTTTGTACTTGGCCTTGTAAGCCGCGTAGAACGCCACAGGAACGGTGTACGGGTCTAAGATAGTGTCAGGCGCTGCAGAAGTGTTCAAAGACAGCGCAGTAGGCAGAATTACGCTGTCAATCTCCATGCTGTAAGACTGGTCAGGGACAGGAGAGATGTAGATCTGTTGTTGACCATACGTTGAGAAGCACACGGGCCTACCAACGTAGTTTTGCCAGTAACGCAACTGGGCGTTAAAGTTAGTCCAAGGCAAGTAACGCAATGGAATACGAGAGTTACCCCAGTAGATTGTTACGTTAAGTACATCAAGAGTCTGCGAACCATTAGGCAACGACGCAAACGGGATAATTTCTGCATTCTGGGCGTATAGCAGCGTGGCTGTGCCGTTAGTAAAAGCTGTTGACGGGGGAAAATTAGTCCCTGACGCTGGATACGGAGGAGCTGTAGTTCCCAGCGTCCCGCCTACCGTAACCTGGTAGATGAAGATATTTGAGAATATGTACTGTCCTGTGGTGACAGCAAGACCAGCAGACCAGATTGTTGCGGCAGTGCCGTCTGGCGCGAGGGGTGTAGCAGATATTTGCAGAGTTCGGAGACAACCAGTGTCTCGTACTATGCGTTCACGCCCATCGTTGATGTAATCCGTAAGCTCATCATTAGACCAAAAATTCGCGTTGGCATCGTGTAGAAGCCTGCGAACGTCTGTGATGTACGAATTCAGGGTTGCCATAGTTGCCTATTGTAACCCTCAGGAGACTTTTCCCCCTACCCCTACTTTTTTGACGGGTAGGGGTACTACGCCTACCGCCGAGGGAATGCGGTCCTGCGCTGAATGTTGGCCGATGCGAAACATAGCCAACCGTTCAAGTCCAATTTCAAGATCCGACGAGTGGGTTGCAAACCCCAGACGGACTGCGTATGGGAGCTTGTCATTGTCTTGGTAACCAAAGATGTGCCTAGCAGCCTCAATAGGGACTGACGTAGGCACACCTTTTTTGAACTTATAGTCAACACCGGCATGGCGATCTGCCAAATCGGTGTCACTACAGTTGGTTACAAAAACTTCCATTAGAACGAAACCGTGTCACCGTAAATACGAATGTCAACAATTGCAGATGCTGCGTTGGTGACGTTCACATACAGAGCCGAGGTGTTTGCTCCATTGATGGTCGTTGTCAATGCGTAAGGGCTGGCAACCGTCAGATCTTGGAATCTGTTCACAGCAGTCAAGTTTGCCAACGAGACTGTTGCTACAACCGCATTGCTAGTGTTGCCATCATTGGTTGTCGTGATATTCACGTTAGCCAAAGATGCACTAGCATTTGCGTTTTGTACCGTAACCCGACGAATGATCACTTCCCCAGATCCAGCGAGTGCCCCAGCATTTGTGAGGCCCCCCTGGAGGAGGGGAATTGCTACCACAGCATTTCCAACCGTTGCCAACGAAACCCCGGTAGCACGGCCAATGGCATAGTTACCAAACGAGTCTGGTGTGTTTGATCCTACTGCATTTGGATTTGCCATGTTTACTCCTTAGCTAGCAAACGTGGAGTTTGCAGTCAAACCACCGTTGACCGTCAACAGAGTGATGGTGTTTGCCGAAGTAGTCGAGTTGGCAAATACGTTCACGCCGTCGCTGATCAGAACACCACCAGTGTTAGCAGCCGTGAGCAGGGCTAGAGCAGTCCCGTTGTTAGCATAGATCTGGCTGTTCAAAACGGGGAACATCAGATATACGCCAGCAGGGACTACGTTGCCAGCAACGGTCGCAGGAGCGATGAGGGTTGTGGTCTGAAAGTATGCTCCGGTGGTATTGCTGTTAGCACCGGCAATCAGGATCTTGTTTAGGGCGAGAGCCATGTTTCTCTCCTTACAGAGTCAGAGAGTTATAAGAACTAACCCTAGTCATAGACTTTGGTTTAGTACTAATCAACTCAGCAATCATCAGCACTGCGCCGACGTAACCAATCTGCCAGTTAGGCAAAGTGGACTCAAACCCAGTAAACACAAACGAACCCTGCTCGTGGATGTACAGGTTCAGGTAGTTCGTGTTAACAAAGTAGACGATGCCTTCTGGGCAGTATGGATCTGGGTAGATCGGCACACCAGCAACCATCAGTGCACGGAACGCAGCCTGGGGTCCGTTGTTGTCTGCATCAAACCCAGATCCTGGGGTGATGACATACTGCTCTTGACCAACAAAGTCTTGAGCCAACAGAGTCCAAGTACCGAATCCGCAAACACCAAAGCTAGGCACTTCTGCACCGTTTTTCACGGTTCCAGAAATGTATTGCAGGATGTTCTGACGGGTTGGGTTGACGTTACCAGCGTTGTAGACCTTCGACTTCCACCAAGTGTAGGTGTTACGGTTGATGTTCCCGTAGGTCACTAGGTTCGTACCATCGTCAATCGCGCCTGGAAGGCCGATAAACTGCTGGGTGTTTGTCGTGTTGTTGTACAACGATGTTGCCATCGCGTCCATCATCACGTTGGTCGCATCGTTCATCCGCGCTTCGATCAGCGGAATGATTGCTGCGTCTTGCTGAACCGCACCTTCCATCCCGAGGAACGGAACTGGTGTGATCATCAACTTGAGGTTGAACTCAGCGTTGTAAGCACCTTGCTGAACAGACGGTTGAGCGAACGAGCCGCTGTAGTCCGACCACTGTGCGTTTACAAACTGAGCGCCCTGCACGGGCACTGTTACGGACGACACACCGCCGCTGGCTTGCTGACTGTTAGCAATCAGTGCTGCGAGAAGAGGGGTCGAGTTATAAAGCTGTACAACCAGCTTCGGGATGAATGCCCTACGAGTGACGTAAGTTAACTCAGTGTACTGAGTTGATCCCGTTGCCGGTAGAATTCCGCCACCAATGGCCATATCAATCTCCGGTAAGGTTTACAAACCAATAGGACGATTCGGTCGCCGCAAATCTTGCAATGCGCTGACCGCTTCGTTTCTTGCTGCGCTAACCGGGTTTTTCCAATACTTATTCAAGTCAAATTTTTGAATAACTTGTGGATTGTACCCGGAAGGTGTGGGTGTCGCGGCTTGCTTCATCCACTCATGATACTCGGCGGCAGTCTCGTGATTAGTGATACCGCGTTCAAGCATGATTTTTTCAATTCCCTTGATATCATCGTCAGAACTTGCCAAGCCTTTTTGTTTCAACGAATTGCGACGTTTTTGCAGTTCTTCCACGGCGTCACGCTCTCGGAGTTTGTTCTCCAAAGATTGGACTCTCGCTTCTGCTGCTGCAACGGCAGTGTTGGTGTGATCTTCAATTTCCAGTTCTGGAATCGGAAGATCAGGCTTAACCTTCTTGGTCATTCGCAAAAATTCTTTGCGAGTAGAAGGATTCTCAGCAAGTTGCTGGGCCAATGCCGCGAGTTCGTCGCGTGCATCAACTGATAAGTTTTCAAGAGACATTGTTACCCTCGTTACAATGTGGTTTAGATGACTTTCTTGCCGTCAGCAGGCTTTTGCACGCCCATCTTGTTCTTAGAAAGATCAGATGGCTTGTCAAGGCCGCCGAAACGCGAGAAGCGTGGCGTGTTTACGATCTGGCCGTTTTCCTGACGATCATCAGTTGGGCGGCGTGGAGCAGAAGCTCCGCGTGGCTTAAAGAGGTCCATTGTTTATCCTAGTCCAGGAGGTTTTGGCGCACCTGCGCCAGGGGGAGTCATTCCCGGAGGCGGGGCTGACTGAATTGCACGGGACTCTGGAGTCATGCCACCGGCTTTAGGTAGCGTCTGCAACATTTGCAGAATCTCTGACTGCTGGAGTTCGCCGGTTTCATTACGCTTGCCACCCAGCAAACTACCAAGTTTGCGAGAGGCTTCCATGATTGCTTTGCCTTCATCCGACTCTGCACCGACTGCCGGGAGAGACTGGTCAAGAAGATCAAGCGCAATAGAGATATTAATCATTGCTGCTTCACGAGTCCCCATCTGTTTTTCAGGAGTGGACATTGGAGAAGCCATTGGGGGGGTTTCCGGAGACGATGATCCGGGAGACGGAGGAGTTGGGACGGGCGCACCGGCACTGCGGTCGCCTTTCATCAATTCCATCAATTTATCTGCTGGTACGCTCATGTGCGACCTTTTATACCCAATCACAATTTAAGTCAAGTGGGAGGCTCATCGCCCACCTCCCGCAGGCCGGTTCAGAAACCTGTTACGTTCGGATTACTTCCGACCTTTACGACCACGACGTGCCATGACGATCTCCTGGTTGCGGGGCCACTTGAGAAGGGCAAGCAGCCATACCCATCGAACTCTTTAAGCCGGGATTACCGGCGGGTCTTGCGACCGCGCTTCATTGTCTTGTACATTTCAATTACCTTCGTGTGTAGTCACGGGTCATGCGGGAAGAATTACCCGCAGATCCCATCCTATTCGTCTGTGTACGATACGTCAAGGATGGAGTTTCCTGACGATTGCTTAAGGTTTTTGCGGTGATTCTTGGCTGATCACCAGTCTTTATAACTCCAGAAGTTACCATTACTTCTCCTTTGGAGGCTGCATAGCCGCTTGTTGAGCTTGTGCTGCTTCCATCTTTTTGAGACGGTCTTTCAATTGCTGCTTCATAGGTGGTTCAAGCAAGTCTAGCAAAGATTCCTTGTCAATGACTTGTGCTTTGAACAGATTGAACGCCAATTGACGCAAATCTTCCATGAAGATAGGCGAATTGCTGTGTGCATCCACTTTTACAGCGTAATTCTTTGGCAATTGCTCGGCAATGAACCGATTGCCACGAGTATCCGTGTAATGCGTGTTTGGATACGCCTGCATAAGCTTGAGATACAGAGTCGCCATTTTTTCTAGCGAATCTTCAATGACAAGCGCCCGTTTTTTGGCACGAGATGACCCTAAACGGGCAAGTTGACTGGCATGACCGGACGATCTGACTCCAGACTCCCCCCGTCCTTGCAAGACAGAAACGATTCCAGAGGCTTCTTCAAACATAGAGTCAATTTCGCTGATCTCACGGAATAGATCTGGCGGCATTTGCGGGGCCAGCTTCTCAACCTTGGCGCTTGGCATATCTGTTGCCAAGATTCCGCCTGCGCGGTTGAGAGCAAAGTTCTTTTCATCAAGGATTCCAGTGAATCCGATGAGTGCTGTAGGTGGGCTGACCTGTTTGGACAGAATGTCCAAAATCTCGGTCATGCGCTTGTTACGCATCTGCTGGAGATAGATCAGACGGAATACTTCTGACTGACCCCAGTAGTAATCGTAGAGCGGCAGTGGACAGATCTGAATGAAGGGCAGCTCGCCTTTCAAGAAAACAGTCGCGCCAGGACGGTCATAGATGATTACATCTGGATCTGCTCGGGTGACCACTTGGTAGTCGCCAGTTTCATCGTTCCACACCCAGAGTTCCGTCATCTCGACGGTTTCCTCGGAGACTTGTGCTTTGTAACGGTTCCCACCTGACAAGTCGAGGTTTACATTCCCGTAAAGAGTTGGGTCCGTCTGGCTCATGATAATGCGCTGCACACCGTTAGCAACTTCGGTGCGCTCGTGCTGCATATACGACACGCGCTCTACGATCTTTTCCCGTTGCGGGTGGCTGTAAAGACGGTTGTAGAGTTCAGACTTCGTGATGTAGTAAGTCTGAATTATTGCTTCTTGTCTGTCGGTGTATGGAGTGTCTTCTCGCAGGACACCGATGCTGGCCGGTTCCACGAGATACGGATGAATACCGTTTCGATAAACCAGTTTAATAAAGGTGCTGTTGTAGCACAGCGACCATGAAACCGCTGTCGAGAATACTTGGTCAGCATTGCTGTTTAGCCATTCATCGTTGAGTGCTCGGGTGAGGACCGGAAGTTTGGCCTGCTCTTCATCTGGGACTGCCGCACCCAAGTCTATAGAGAATCGGGTGGTCTCGGCAGAGTAGAGAAAGGATGACAACTGATCTATGTGAGGAAAGATCTTGTTGTACATGGCCGGTGCTTCGTCCGGTCCGTTTCCAAACAGATACCACGAGCGAAGACCTCCGTAATCGGTGCGACGCTCTGGCATGGAGACGCTGCACTTGTGGATGAGGTCTAGATAGAAGTTTTCTCGTTCTACCGGATCGCTCGGGATTCTCATGGTGTTATTGCCAAGTTCTCATGGTCAGCAATGTAACTCGCGGCTTTTGGTCCGGTCAAATTGCCAGCGTCTTTGGGGTTAACTCCAACGGACTCACCGCGAACGGATTGGGCGACTTTCCCGGCAAGTGCTGCTTGCATATTGATGTTCTGGAAGTTCCCACCCCAGATCGCGGCATCGCCTGGGCGAGCCTCTTTGACTTCTGGCTCTTCAGGAATCTGATGTTGATGGTAACCGGCTTGGGTGTCACCAGAGCGGGTGGACTTGATGTCTGACATTTTGAAGTCTTGGGCAAGACCTTTGAGTTGACGGTCAGCCTGTTTGGTTTTATCTGATTTGAGTGCAACTGGTTTTAGAAAAACCATGTTGAGTTCTGCTGTGCAGAATTTGATAGGACACTCTGCCTCATAAGATTCGAAGAGGCCGTGAGACGCGCAAAGATAATCGTGAAGTACGCTCATGATTCGTCCAAGGTAGGATAAGAGTAATCGTGACGATTACGGGGGCCGATAGATAGTTTGAATCCGTCAGGGGAGTTCACGATCCCCATGTGCGGGAAGATAGCAGGTTCTGGGATCTTGCGATAGTCAACATATTGGGTCTGGTCCTTCCTCCTCATGACGCGCACCCGACCTTCCCGCCACGCTTGATAAGCAGAAGAGACACGGCGTTGGGTGGTCTCGCTCATGGGTGCGTTCTCGTAGATGAACACGTCAGCCAAGAATTCTCTTGAGATACCGCAGAGGTCAGCAAACTTCTGAAGAGAAATACCGCGTTGCTTATCCTTGAGGAATCGTCCCACCAAGAGTTTAAGTTCTTCTTTAGGAATTACGGTATTCAAACTTGTAGCCCTTGTCTTGCAAGAACATCAGAAAGTCCAGTTCACCAAAGACATTATCACATTCTTCTACTGTGCTTCTGATGGCAATAGATTTGTGGCCGATCAATTTTCTACTGGGTGCATGGTGACCGACAAGGCGCTCTAGGTCAATGTCATCGTGTAGGCCTGGACCCATGTACTCAATCGAGAAGTGTTTGGCAATGTTCAACGGCGCATACCGAATGCCCAAGGATTCCAGTTGAGGACGCAGCAAGCCTGAGAGCTGGACATCTTCGTTGATGAACGGCTGCTGGCCATACAACTTGTGTACAACACCGTGCTTGGCAGGGGCTTCCATGAACTTGCGGCTACGCAGGGAGAACCCGCCGTTCTGGACAACGATAGGATCTTTCACATGAACCCACGAGAAGTGGAACATGGCTTGGTCGCCCAAGATGCCCATGTGAGTAGGTGCGCCCACATAGTCGTACTCGTAGTACTCACCCGTGAAGTTATCCCCGTTGATAACCCAACCATCGTCTTGTACTACTAAGCAGTACTCTGTCTCAATGTACGAGTGTAGGCAGTACATACAGAACATTGAGTATTGGAAGTAGTCCAGCGGTGCTGTTTGTTTCCAAGCAATATGGTCTGGCAAGGAAGGAGGTCTTTCAAGAGAAATCAGCAGACCCCGGCTTCCGGGCAACTGGGCAAGGCTCTCAACAAGACTGGGGATAGCGGCAGCACCGTCAGTGTGGCCGTGGATAGATACGATTGTGAGATCAGTGTGTAGAGCCACCGTACATTCCGATACGTTTTAGATAATTAGATACGTTACGTCCAGCAGCGATCTGCTCTGGCGTTTGGTTCTCTTGGGCATGAGAGATTTCTTTTGTCAATCTCATGGCAATCAATCGGGGTTGAACCTGCTCGGCATATGCCACAGCAGCAAGGGCACTGGCAATGACTCTATCATCTTTGCCGCGCCCAGGCGCACCGATAAACCCGCCCTCACGAACGATGCCCTTCATCTCGTCTAACAGGTCCATAGACTTGATGTCCATCAACCCACGCTCAAAGTAATCCTTCATGTAGGTCAACATCCGTTCTTTGGTCTGACTCGTAGTCAGGAAACCAATAGAATTGGATAACCCAGACATCGTATCGTTACGACGCCAGATATAGTTCTGCATAGATCCCAGAACATCCATGATGCCGTGACCAGACGTTCCCTGCGCGGCAGCAAGACGCTTGAGGTTACGCATCTCGTTGATCACCGCCTGACCAGGACCGTTGACTTCCAAGTTCAGAGTTGAGTTCTTGTACGCACCGGCAAGGTGGGCAATCACCCACGCAAACTGGTAGGTGTTCATCTCACTGGTCGCAAACTCGGCCACCTGCTCCATCCCGTTGGCATAGACCCGGAACACTTGGATGGAGAATCGGTCTGCCCAATCAGATGAGCCATAAGCAGGGTCAGCACCAATGACGTAATAGGCCGTGTCAATAGGCTGCTCCCAGACCTTCAACGTCCCCAACTTTTCTGTTGACTTCAAGACATCAGTGTCTTGGAACATTGCCCCGAATGCATAGCGGAAACATTCCGGATGTAGTTGCCTAGATTTCTTGGCAGCGTCAGTACACCGGGAGTTTGAGAAGAAGCTCGTACCAGTCATCACGAATGCGTAGTCTTCCGTAGGAGGAAACTCCTGGTACATCAACGCATCGTCCTTGATCCCCTCGTGCAGCTTCCATCTCCACCACGCCATCTGCCTGCTGTTGATCTCCACCCCGTACAACTTCTTGATGTCCTTCACCCACTCTTTCTCTTCCCCAGTTAATTTACCGTCCCAATAAACTTTATAAACATCTGTCTCTGCTTCTACAGAATAAAGCTCATTTCTCCACCAACCACAGAATATAGCCCTCTGAGTTCTAGCCTTCTTAGCAGTCACATACATATCGTGGAACATATTAAATCCACGAGCAGTACTCTCAAATAAATACAACCTCTGAGGATTGGTCTCAGCAAGAGAAGCCAAGAGAGACGCTAGGCCCTCCTCATCTCCCCAACTGGATGTCTCAGTACCATGCAAGTACGTTATCGCCTTACCGCGCCCCAGAGACCCCTTAGAACGCAATCCAGCCACCTGATAAAACAACCGACTACGGTTCTTCAACGAGATGTGGTTTCTGTTGTGAGCAATAACAGGTACTTTATATTCTCTGGGCAACCCATCTATATACATAGACAAAGTACTACGGAACATATCCCTGTTCTCTTCTGTATCAGTAGTCAATGTACCCTGTAATCCAGGATGTACAAAGTGCCAATAAAGATCTAACGCTAAAGAAATAGTGGTTATCCCTAACTGTCTACCCTTTAATATCACAAAGAAATGAATATCATCCTGTAGACCCTTAGCTATCTCATCCATAATATATGTCTGAGTACCTAATAACCTATCCATCTTCCTGAGACCATGTTCCTTAGTCTCTATTTTAAGTTCACTACAGAACTTGTAGAACTGAGCTAGATTAAATGACATGGATTTTTCTATGGGGGGAGAACGGTTGGGTGCACGCACACACGGGGGTCAAGACCCACCTCATGGCGCCACGGGATCGGTGAATGGTAGCACGGCTTGATCGGTAGAGCCCCATCCCATGCCAGCGTCAGGGTGCGAGCGTAGGCGTGGAGCGGCAGCTAGTGAGCGCGTAGAGCAGGGAAGCAGAGCAGAGCAGTGTCCCATGTGTCCCGTGTAAGAAGATTGTCCCGAAACGTAAGAACGAAAGATGTGGCATTCACCCTGCCAATACCCCAGACTGGTGTCGGACTAGATCTATAGACCACTACCCTAGTTACCTATATACATATATAGGACACTATACAGTAGAGACAGGTAAGTACTGTATGGATGTACATTAGGGAAAGTACCTAGTAAAAAAAAAGGATTATCGGTTGACAGGTAATAATCGGTAGTGCATTATGTGATCACTGACTAGCGTTAGTCAGATAATCTTATCTAGGAGTTGCCATGTACGCTCATATTTTCAAAGTTCAAGCGGGTTATCAGTTGATCGTGTCTGTGAACAATGATATCTGTGCCGGTACGGTAAGCATCAGAGTTTATGCTGACAAGCGGTCTGCAAAAGCTGCGGCCAAGCGGTTGGGTGCGAAGCCTTGGAACTACTGATCTGCTGACAACGCGAAACCCTCGAAAGAGGGTCTACCGGTAGTGCCGGTACTGATGAGCGTAATCTAATCTACTAAGAGGTATGGCAATGAGCAATTATGAGAATCTGGCTAATGCATGGGCGATCCGTCTAGACAAACCGTTTGATATAGATCCGGAAGGAATGTTCCGTTGTTTGCAACTAGTGGAGGCCTTGTTCTCGGGGGTTTACCCGGAGACGATAGAGTCTATCGAGATTGATCCTCATTCGTTCGCTGAGAGAGTTTCTACTTATCGTCATGCCATGGCTAACCAACATCAGGAAGAATTATAAAAAGTTTCAGTTGACAGGGGGATAACCTCCACCTCATAATCTTCTCACCTTATCTTATCTGGTCACCATTATGAGCAACATAAATCCTACTGCACAAGAGCTGCTGGACCTGCTGCTGGATGGTGATCCAGTTGTGTGGCACATCTCACGGGAAGGTGACGACATTCGAGTTGTTGCCACTATGGAAGACGGAACATCTCGACCTATAGCCGTCCCTCTGGTAAGCCCTACAAGCGATTCTGATCCTTGCAGGTAGGGTAGCCTCACCTGAACCCTTTTCGCCTCACTGAGAGGCTTCTACCGCCCTTTTCAGGGCATTACCATCGGAGAGTGTATGTTGTACGAAGAACTTAGAGCAAAAGCAGCCGAGATCCTGGCGCAAGCAGAGCAGGTTAAGGCCGAGGAGAGACAGAAAACAATTGACACTGTGCGTGTCATGATCTCCACCTACGGGATCACTGATAAAGACCTGAAACTGGATAAGTCTCCCAAGGCTAAGTCAGGACCTAAGCCTGGGAACAAGGTGTCCCCTAAGTATCGAGACCCAGCTAGTGGCGCCACATGGTCCGGCAGGGGCAAGACCCCGCGTTGGATCAATGGTGCTGATAGGTCCCAGTACGCTATCTAACCCGCATAGAGTCTAGATTCTGGGTCCGGGTGATCCGGAATCTAGGCCCGTAAAATCAGGAATCTTATATTATGAACCCCAATATTATATTGCAAGTGCTTTTAGTCTCCACATTCTCTCTCGGAATAGTTGGTGCAGCTATAGATGATCGCCACTTGTGCGCTATCGGTCTTGTTACTGCATTCGTGTGTGCCGTGCTACTGGTTGGGAGGGACAAAGAATGAGAGGACAATGGATCATTAAAGAGGTTTATTTCGAGGATGGTTTCCCCAAGATCATCAGAGACTTGAAACCAGAGACCCCATACACCACCCTTACCGATCGGGAAGAATTGGCAGAAAAGCCCGTAGATGCAGAAGAACCATTACCGATCGGGAAACTAGGAGAAACCCATCATGAATGACTATCAGATGATGCAGATCTGGAGAGGGATTAAATATCCCCAGAAAGAAGTAGAGCAGAAGGTTCTTGAATTCGGCAGGCAGGTCATGCACGAGTCGTCAGATCACTACTACCAGCTCGGCAGGCAGGAAGCATTTCAGGCCATGAAGCCGGTATTGCTGAAGGCCCTGAGTGCCCTTGACTCTGCTCACTACATTCTGATGATTCAACCCGTGACCCCACGGGAAGAAGCACTGGCAGTAGATGACGCTATCAAGCACCTGAGTTCCATCTTGGAGGTTCTATGACCCCTGATTGTTTTCCATCTCGCGCCAAGTATCTGGAGTGGGTCCACTCTGCCCGGATGTCACCACCCTCTGGCGGTCATGAGTACTGCGAAGACTGCACCTTCAAATATCAGAGTGAGATGATCAAGCAGGGTAGATGTCAGTACCCTGGAACTACGTTCGTAGAGTACGGAGAAGGTAGAGACCTCTGCACTGTCGGACGCAGGCCGTATCACGTTGTCCACAAGCTCAAGCAGATTGCAATTTATGGTGTAAAGTAAGGTTTGTTCGTTGTGTTCTCCTCTCTGCCACCTAGGCAGTTCTACCCAGTCCTTGTACTGGGTTTTTTTTTGTGTTAGGGTTTACCCTGTTGCCGTGGTAAGCGACAGAGAAGACTTACTCATGCATCCTCCCCATCGCCGGGGTTACCACAGGGTGCAGCAGTAAGTCTTTTTTTTCGCCCACACAACCGCACTCCTCGCGTTAGCGGTGCACCTAAATGGGTGGCAGGGAAGGAAACATCGGCCAGGGATTACCACCCTCTGCGAGCCGCGCAGCGTTCCAGAGCGACTGCAAAAGCACTAGCCCTCCTGGGTGGTCTCAGGTCTGGTGTGAGTGAATCTGGCGTCAAGCGTGCGCTGGTAGAGCTCCAAGTGTGGCCCTACGGGCGGGGTGGTTGGTCATACCACCTTGGATATACTATTGTCTAAATCTTATATATGTAGAGGTGATATGAATGAGTTGGCTCTTTTCGCAGGCGCTGGTGGAGGAATACTCGGAGGACATCTCCTCGGCTGGAGAACCATCTGTGCAGTCGAGTGGGAACCCTACGCAGCTTGCGTACTTGCCGCTAGACAGAATGACGGCATTCTCCCGCCTTTCCCGATTTGGGATGACGTTCAAACCTTTGACGGAAAGCCTTGGGCAGGACGTGTTGACATCGTTTCTGGAGGATTTCCCTGTCAAGACATCTCAACAGCAGGAGGTGGAGACGGCCTGGAAGGAGAGCGATCCGGAATGTGGTCACACATGGCTAGAATTGTTGGCGAGGTTCGACCCCGATACGTTTATGTGGAAAACTCCCCAATGCTCACTTCTCGAGGATTACACCGAGTTCTTGGAGACCTGTCCGAAATGGGGTTTGATGCAAGATGGGGTGTTGTATCAGCAGCAGAGTGCGGCGCTCCCCACCGAAGAGACAGGATCTGGATTCTGGCCAACTCCCGTGGCATCAGATTGCAAGGGCGGGAAGTCGAACACGGTTCACTACAAAAACCAGAGATTCGTAAGGATCAGCCAGACTACAGGCACAGAGTTTGGGGCGAAGCTGTCAGCCTCGTATCAGTTGATGACTGGAAATCCTTTGCCGGAAAGTTTTTCCGAGTGGATGATGGGTTGGCCTCCAGGGTGGACAGACTTAAAGCCATTGGGAACGGACAAGTTCCTGCTGTGGCAGCAACAGCATTCAGACTTCTAGGGGGTTGACACTCCTTTTTTTTTCTGTTCTAGTCGTGTCTCTCGTTAATCTTATCTATAGGTGATCTTATGAAACTGTGCATCCACTGCAAACATCTCCTGCCCCGCGATGGGGACCCGGACTACGCACTAGCTAAGTGCGCTGCATTCTTCAACATTCACCCAGTCTCTGGGGCCAAACTCTACTCTTACGCCTACAACCAACGGATGTTCCTTATGACTCCTGGTGAGGGAAAGTGTGGAGAAACGGCTGTTTTCTGGGAACCGAAAGAGGAGATCAATGATGAGTGACTTCAGCCCAGAGATCCGCAACAGTGCTTGGTGGTCAGGTGATAGCCGTATGGCCGCTAATGGCCGTGCAGCAGAAGCTATCCTAGTTAAGCAGGGCAAGATCATTCCTGAAGACATCTCCGATAAGGAGAACGTCAAGATGGGTCATGTGATGCAGCCAGTGATCGGCAGGCTCGTGCAGGACCGTCTGCAAGTGGAGCTGAAGGACGCTGACTATGCGATGTCACATCCCAAAGAACCCTGGCTACGTTCTCACTTCGACTTCATCTCTGCTGATGGCAGTTTCCTAGTCGAGGCCAAGAACTACAACGGGTCACAAAGAAAGAAGTTCGATGAGTCCGGGATCATGCCTGACGCTGATCGTATCCAGTGTATCCACGAGGCTACAGTCCACGGTATCAGCAAGGTCTATCTGGCTGTCCTGCTGGGAGGCCAGGAGCTACAAGTAATTCCTGTCGATGTCACTCCTGACATGATGCTTGACCATGTGAAGTGGTGTGCCAAGTGGTGGGGGTATGTTGCATCTAAGACAGAACCTGAACCTGAGACTATTGAGCAGGCAAGGTTGCTGTTTCCCCAGTCTGAGGCTTCTGTAGCTACTGCTAATGCTGAACTTGAATCTATCCTTGCTAGGCTTTCTAGCCTTACAGAACAGCGTAAGAGCATCGAAGACGCAGAGGAGCAGCACAAGTTAGCAGTGATGCGTTTTATGCGTGACAGGGACGTTCTAACGGCGGTTGATGGTAGTGTGTTGGCAACTTGGAAGTCAGCCAAAGGCAGCAGGAAGTTTGATGCCACTGCTTTCAAGGAAGCCTATCCTCAGATGTACGATCAGTTTGTCCGGGAGGTTCCCGGATCTAGAAGGTTCCTTATCAAATGAATGAAGAGTCGGTCAATGA